CATCAACTCAGTTTGGTTTCTTGTCACTATAATATCTGTAAACGCCTCGTACATATCATCAAAGTTATCACCTATCCATCCACCACGACTGTCTGTGAACCTGAAATCTACGTTCCCACACTTGAGTTTTCTACCTTGCAGCGTATCTAAGTTACTCCCTATCTCAAGATTTAGAGTCTCGAAATCGGAGTAGTAAGGTAATCCGACGTGGACAACTCCCCATGCGGACGACGCTGTTATAGACCCGCCGGAGACTACTTGTTGTGTTTGTGGGATGCCGTCGGCGAGGATTGATACCGTCTCGCCCTCTAAATGGTCAAGACCTTCAAACTCAGTGGCGGCTATGTTGACGCAGGCGGAGGTTGAGATGACGTCTCCTATTGCTGGGTTGCAGTATGTTGTTGAGCCTAGAGGTTCGTATGGATAAGTAACATCAACGCCGACATAGTAAAGTTCATCTGTTGTAGTATCATAAAAAACTCCACCAGCACCAAGAGTCATAGTGTTATAAGAAGAGTGATTCTTATCTACCCTGAACATACTTATCATTTCTGCATCTGTTATTGTTCCAAGTGTTAAGTTCTCTGGAGTGCTAAAAGTTAATCCACTATCTGTACTTTTACAATAAAAAATATCGTGCGTTGTTAATGGCGTAGGATAAGACTCCCACATTATATGAATAATTCCAGAACCATCTATTGATATTCTTGGGTGACCTCTATAATATCTATCTCCAGCTGATTCTTCTGCAACAATATCTCCGTGTATCTCATGGTCTGTCCATCCACCACCTGATGCTCTAACAGAACACCATATTGTATGATAAAGATTATTTGTTAGACTACCATTGCCTACAGACTTTGTATAGACACAATAAAATCTTCCATCTTGTTCTGCTGAACTACCACGAACACAATGATAATCAGTAGACTCATATATTGTCTCTACTGAACCCCAAGACCCTGTATTGCCACTTACATAATATAAATTATTCTTATATGTTGAACCATGCGTTTTAGTTTCTGCATAGAAAATATGTATCTTACCAGTACTATCAAAATTCATACTAACACCAGCACAAGATTCAGTTAATGTCGTTATTGTCTCTTGAGCACTCCAAACAGTTCCATTCCACATCTGGTATCCAATAAGCCAATAACCATCTAACTTAGAATAAACCATGTGGATATTTCCATCATCATCTATTATTGTATCTTGAGGATTAACTAAATCTACATCAGATAATTTAACAGGATTAACACATAACTCAAAAATATCTAAAATTACAGGAGGACTTCCGATATTATCGTGAACAACTTCTAAATTATAATCAACATCCATTGTTGGTAGAATTTGTCCAGTATCTATTGCCGTTGTTGATATATCTCGCTGTGTCCATGTTACACCTAAATCTAAAGAATAGTTTGCTCTTGGCACATCTCCATCTCCATCGTTAGAATCAGAATAATAATTATAGACAAGAACACCATCCCGACGATTAAATAAACCGTCGTGATAATCTGTGTCTGACCCTATCTCTAGTTGCGTGTCACCAGTATTTGTTATTTTATAAATATCAGCCATTAAAATACCCGTGTCTGAAGTTCAAATGTATCTGTGGTTACATTACCGATTACCCATTTAGTGTTGCTAAGATATACTGCACCAGCAACATTTCTAAGTGAAACCGTGTCACCATTACTATATCCATGTGCGACTGACGTAATAATATATACATCCCCTGTAGCTGCTACAATCGACGATATAACTTGCCCATCCTCAAAACTAACCGCACTATCCATAAACACCTGCTCGTCCATCAACACCCTCGTACCACCGCAATCGCTCTCTTTAAGACGACGAACCATCCTCTCAATCATGCGTCCGTTACCACGATCAACTACCATCCAGACTTCATCGAAATCGTCTATGCTATTAGGGATTACTGCTAATGATTCTATTGGATCACGAGCCATTAAATATTTATCCCCAAGCCTGTATTATATGTTATAATACTTTTGCTTATTAGGAACGATTCTCTTATTTTAAAAAACAAAGCCCTAAGTAGGTGTTGAAACTTAATCGTTTCTAATAAGCCACCGAACAGGGCTTTTTTATTGGAGATGATATGAAACAAGAAACTTGGAAATGTATACCTGAATATGAAGGATGGTACTCTGCGTCCAGTCTTGGGAAAATAAGGCGTGATAGACCTGGAAAAGGAACAAGAATAGGGCTCATTCTTAAACCAAGAATAAACCATAATGGATATGAAAGAGTTATGCTTTATAAGAATGGTAAAAGTAGAACTCATTTTGTTCATTGCCTTATTATGCTTACATTTCTTGGCCCAAAACCTAACAAAGATACAGATGTTAATCATGACGATGGTATAAAAATCAATAATCATATTCAAAATCTTTCCTATATTTCTAAAAGCGGTAATAAACTTCATAGTTATAGAATTGGTACTAGCACTAGAGAAGGTGTTTCTATTCTTACTGAAAAACAAGTAGTACAAATTAGAAAGATGAACAATGACAGCTCTGTAAACAGAAAATCTATTGCTAAAGAATATAACGTTTCTGTTAGAACTATCAGTGCTGTTATTACTAGACAAAACTGGAAACATATATATCCTTAGGTTGTATTTCCGGTATCATGCCAATGCCAAGCGAGGACTTCTTGCTCCCGAAGATATGTAAGACCTAACAACACACCATCATCCCTCAATGCCCATATAACAGAGTCCGGATCTTGTTGATATGCCATATCCACTACCGTCCACTTATCAAACAAGTGTTTAGCCAGTATATTTATCTCCCCGCCTGTAAACGAATCAGAAGCAAACTCAAAGCCTAGATTGCGCACAGTCTTGCCGTTAGCTTGGACATAGATAACCTCGTTCCCGACAATAACAGGGATAACACCAGCCGACCCTCTATAATTCTCTATCCTTGTATCAACTGTCGTCGGTGTAATAACACCAGTAGAAGCAGACCCTATTGACCATGTAGATGCGTTAGTCAACACAATCAACCGAGTAAGACCAACCAACCCGTTTATCTTATTGATCTGCCTTGATGGTAAGTTAATAGTAATACCATCTGTATCTAACAACACCGAATGACGTATAAAAGAGTTATACTGTCCTGTAACGCTCATCCACATTGTCTGTGGTTCTGCCTCAGACGATGCAAAACATAACCTATCTTGATGAAACCTTGATACAGAAGGATACCCTCTCGTCGCTGACCATGCGCCGTGCGCCCACTGTACTGTATTTCCTGTATCGCCTAAATCAGTTATTGTAGTCGCATCCATACTTGTTGATGAATTATACGTTGTTAACTCACATATCCCGTCTTGATAGTATGCGTCGGATGTAAGCGTTACATTTATCGTTCCTGTTGTATGTGAAGTCACATTGATACGAACCTCAAACGGTTCTGTATGTATCTCTGGATCTTCTGTTCCGCTTGTATCAACATTGAAATCTTTAACAGAAGAGAACGTCCGCAACACTACCCAAGTCGAACCACCGTCAGTAGACTTCTCAACATCAAACACGCCTGTCCATGACCCGTGTGTAATCAACCGCCATGTAGTAAATGCACTAATAGACGACGTTGCACCTGTTGATGTCAACCCGTCAGATACACTCTGTCCACTAACGTAATGCGTCAATCTAAACAAAGCCCCTATATCAGTAGCAGAGAACACTGAGGACGTGGATGTCAAAGCTGTACTACCTGACGTTGAAGATGCTGATACAGATACATCATCCAGGTTCTCAGGAGCAAACGGCCCATCTTGTGGATCGTATAACTCAAGCCTGAAATCTGTTGCATTGTATCTTGTTAATGTCCGTGGCTGGTAATCGGGGTGGGTTATATAAGTAACGTCTGCTGAACTCTCAAATCTTAAATCAGCGACATCTTCTTGTGCATAAGGTGACGGTTCCTCATAAACCGAACTCGCTACCCAAGTAGGGTAACTTGTATCAGGTGATTCATCAAGACTTCCATACTCAGCGTAGTAGACTGTACCACCAGCCAGTGTTGCATAGTCACCTGCAACATAAGTAGTAGCGCCACTCCACTCATTAATAGAAGCAGCAGATACACTAACCCTAGCACCGTTAGTATAAAACCTCGTATAGTAATCCCCAAACTCAAAGATATACGCTTGGTTTTCGTTATATATAAACTCTTGTAGGATTGCACTCTGGTTCTCTGAAGATGAATACTTTGTGGTTGCAACGAAACGAGTACCGGGACGGTTAGATGCACCGCCATGAGGTTGGATGATAAAGTTCCGGCACTTCTTTAACGATGTGCGGTAGCGACTTATGTCGATCCTGGCAAAAGTTGAGGGAGAAATTTCTCCACCACCAAAGCTGGGTTGGTACACTCTAATTAAACCCATTACCTACACCCTTTATAAGCACTCGTTAAATTTATCTTCTTCCTCTTCTCCCTCGCTGACTTCCTCTTAGCTTCATGCACAAGAATGTTATACATATCCCTGAACTTCATAGCTAATTCAGAATCGCCAGTAAGAGGAATGCAAATAGCCGCCGCCAGTTTGAAACTAACAGCTTCAATAAACCTATCATCCCATAACGTATAGTCAGTCACAAGATATGATGTGTTAGCATAAGCGCTATCTTCATCAGAACATATGATCTTAGCCGCAACAGCCGGTAAGTATCTAACCTCAAAGTCTTTCTCCGACGCTGTTGAAGCATTTGCAGAAGCGTACACTTCCCAAACAGATAACGCACTCGCAGGGTATGTATAGTAGTAACACCACCCAGGGATAGAAGCATCATTTATTGTGGTATACAACGCTAACTCTATTGGTGCGGCATTAAACGGAAAAGCTATCTGCGCTAATACAGAATCTCTTGCATTTGCGAAATGGGTGTTACAGGCGAGAATCTCTGGTTGTGTCTCATCTGTCGTGTTCTCAACAGGCTTCTGCCCTATATGAGACAAAGCAAGATTATATATTGTTAATAAGACGGTATCACTTGCCATTATTAAACCCTCTACTTGTTAATAAGAGCCATACCGCCTCTTGACTTATGGGATAACTCACTTCGAGGAAAGGGGGGTTTTTTGCCCCCCCATATATCCTCTTTCTTATCTACGGAGTGAGCCATACCACCTTCAGGTTTAGCTATTCGACCTACCTCGGTCTTAACAGCTTTCATTACATCCTTACGTGGTTTTCCTCTTGGCATCATCACTCCTTTTATGCAGGTTCTACATCTGTGATTAACGAATCTACAGCATCAAGGATATGAGCATCTACTTTCCCTGCTGTTGTAACATCCAACAGAGTACCAACATAGTAAACCCTCAAGTATCTTTTCAGATTCTTAGGAAGTTTAACTACAAGTAACTCTTTTCCTTCTGCAAGATCAGCTTCTAAGAAAGACGCTGACTGTACAAGAGTAACTGCACCTGTTGTGAATGTAACATTGTCTGCCCCTTGTAACTGTACAACATAAGCATCAGTTGAATCGTTACAGTTAAAAGTTGTTTGTACAGCAACTCTTAACCAAGCACCTGGATTAAGCGCATCCCCTAACTCACTAAGAGTATCTAGGACGTTAGCCGAAGCCGCAGACGTTGTAATAGCCTGAGCATTCGATAACTGTGTGAACGCATCTAAAATAGCCATCTTTTAATCTCCTTATTGTTTAGTTAAACTATTTACGTAGTCTCTGAAGTAATTTGAGCTTCAGCTTCAGTAACAGAATCCATTCTCAAACATGGAATACCCATGTAAGTAAGAGGACGCTGATGACGTGGAATGCTCTCGCTATACAAATCACCAAGACCAAGATAGACATTAGACTTATCTTGCATCTTAATTCTCAGCATAGATAACACATCACGTGTCATTAAGAACACAGGACGTACTCCGCTATTATCCGGTGGAAGATAGTCAATAGCCATTGACATATACTTCAGGATATTAGCAGATGTATCCGTACCGTCACTTGCAGTCAACAGGTTAGATAAGTCAATGTTGCAAATACGTACAACATAACGGTAATCCTTAATAGAAATACCACCCTTCCACTTGAACACAGACTCGTAAGCGTCAAAGTACGAACCAGAATTGTTAGGATCTTCAACTGTCTGAATACCCCTATCAATGGTCTGTAACCCTGCTTGTGAACCTTTTGGATAAATACCAAACACAGTATCAGGCCCGAACCCAACTAACCAGATAGATGTGTTATCGCTTCCAGTACCACCACCGTCGATCAACTGACTAGATGTGGTATAGGTAGAACCAAGCGAGAAGTATCGGCTTTGTAATCCGTTAAACCTTTCAGGATTAACAGAAACGTCACCAGTAACAAGTGTCTCTGCCCAAGTGTCCATCATACCTTGGATGAACGCTTTACTCTCACTTAACCTAAACCCTGCTGAATTACCGTTCAACTCAGCAACGTCAATGTCAATATGCGACCGTGCTTCAAGAAGCGCACACGTATCAACAATCTGTCCGGTGGAAGATTTAGCAGGTGTAACACCTTGGTTTAATAACCTAAACGTCGGCGTTGGTTTTGATGTACGGATAGTATTCTGATGTCCAGTAGGTAAGTTACCTTCCTTCCAAGGGATAATATCCATCACTGCATTATACTCAGTCAATATTTCTGCAACCATTGGGATTGAGCCGTTGGGATCAGTACGCTTTGCAACGTCTAATAACGTAGGCCATCCATACGTTGTTTGTCCTAATGTAGCCATTTTGTATACTCCTTTTTATGCTCTACCCTATTCGTACTTCGTGTTAGGAAACATCTTCCTAGCAGCACTCTCAGGACTAGAGACGTTAGGTTTGTTTGATGTTCCAGTAACAAATGTATCGTTACCGAAATGCTTTCCGGCTTTAATAAACATCTGTACGACTTCAGGATGATTCCCTAACCCTGTATCATTTAAAACTTGCCGTACATTATCATTACCGAATTTATCAATAAACTTAGCAGCAACACCAAGCTGTGCTTGATAATCAGTGCCAAGTGCTTTAATGGTATCTTGCTTCCATCCATCGGAGATACCTTGATACGCCTTCTCTTTCGCTTCCTGATCTTGTACTAACAGATCAGCTAACTTCTGCGCTCCCTCCTGTGGGATCTTAAGCTCTTGTAAGATAGGCGTAAACTTATCCACCATCTCAGCGTCAAGCTCTCGTCCTTCAGGCATATTGAACTCGTACTTCTCAGGTACTACTACTTCTGCTTCTGTACCCTCTGACTCCTTACCAAGTAAAGAATCATCTTTACCAGTAGTCTCAGTCTCAGGCTTAGGAGTTACTTCAGTATTCTCTCCAGTATCTCCTGTGTTTGTTTCTGTTACCTCTGGTTCTACTACTGTTTCTTCTACCATGCTACCCCCTTGCACTCGACACTAATTCGGTATTAGGCAAACTAGGTGAGCTTATCTTTGTTGGGTTGTTAATTTT